ATCGCCTCCTTTCCATAATATAAGATGTTTTTCATGGCAAAAGAAAATAAGGGGTGTTTGTGCACACCAAGCCTTATTTCTTTGGAGTCATTCAGTGTCCTAAATGTGCTTAGGTATAAATGACATAACAGCCTTATTCAATACTCCTGATCTATCGAGACCATAAGTGAGAACCATCAAACCTGCGATACAGCCCGTCTTTATGAGATTTTCTTTAACCTTACCTTTGTTCTCGTCACGAACAATAGTTTCCAGTTTTTCGATCTCCACGATAAGCTGTTTACGCTTTTCATCGTCAGGTTCTAACTTATTAAGTTCCTCGATGTCGCGGTTAAGCTGAATAATCGCTTTTTTCTTGTCAAACTTAACTGACATTAGTATCACCTCCTCCATCATAGGAAGTGTTTATTTTAACGATATTACAGGCTCGTCTCCGAGGTACATGGCATATACATAATCCGTTCCAATAAACGCTCCTATACCAGCATAATTTGGTGTATCACGCATTAAAGAAGTGAACAACTTATTATTAAATCGACCTTCTTGTGATTTCCAGAATGAAAGAGGTGCATCTCCTTTGAAAGGGTCTTTTGGAAGGTCGATAAATCCTTGATTAGTTACTTTACCATCGTCATCTTCATACCATTTATAATCAGGCATACTAACACCACCTTATGTCTGGACATCAAAGCCATTATTTTGAAGCAGCTGAATATTAATATCGCTACCTGCAGCAGATATAACTCCCGAGAGAGTAGAGCATTTATCACTATTAGCAATAAGGCTCGTTCCACTGCCAGTTATAGAGGCGCATTCGATATCATACACTGAATACGTACCGCTTGCATTCAAAGGTCCGGTTATTTTACCTGAAATATAACAGTTTTCTCCATAGATATCGGTATGGCTGCCATTTTTATCAAGAGATGTACCTAGCATTTTTAATCTGCAGTTATACATTTTAAAATTCGGTCTATTACCGTAAATAGATCTGAAACGAGCATTATCTCCGAGTTCTATAGTGAATGAACTATTTCTAGCATAACCGTATACAGAATCAAAAATAACATCCGTTAATAAACCGTTAGCCTTTCCAGATATTACCATATTACTATATATTATACCATATCTAGATTCATCTTTTATTAATCTTCCCGCATGACCATCTGAATCATTATTCACCGATACATTTAAAAATGCTAATCCGTCCCAATAAAGCGGATAATAACCACTTCCAAGATTGAAATGAAAAGCCGCATGTCCAATAGTTAATAAATTCTTAATAGTAGCACCATGTCCGTAAATATAACTACAAGATATATCAACTTGTGATATACCATTAGGAGCTATATCATTCATATCAATAACAAGCTTGTTTTCGTACAGATTTGGGAGATCGCTAGTCTTTACATTTATCTGAGGCGTACCATTTGAATCGACGTAAATTTTGTCAGGATTGATAGTTCTGTCAGTCGTAGGAACTATCTGCTCCTTTGAAAATTCAACAGTAGCATTTGCAGTACCTAAAGCGGTAACAAAATCAGCCCAGTTATCAACGATAATACTCATCCATTATCCACCTCGGCTTCTTCTACAATAATATAAAGAGTACTTGGATTATGAGAAGGCATGGCGTCATACTCAGCCTGTGTACATTTAACCCATACGAGGCCTGAACCACCGCCACCATTCTCATCCAAATATTCAAAATTTTCATGTATAGCTTCCCTGATTTCAGAGCCATAACGATTCGTCTTTATAGTCTGAACATTCTGTAGAAACTGATCATGGTCTATAGTTGCCATTAGTCATTCCTCCTTTTTTATGGGTTTGGTTCGTCTTCTAATAACAAACCATTAATATAATCATGCCCGTCACGAGTTCCAGTAAATAAGGTTCTGTCACCAAGAGTTGATAATTCTGCTATAGCTAAACCTCGCTTAAAATATACAACTCTATCCAGTAATTCAAGCATATACACATTAGAACCAAGAGGGGGTTTTAATGGATCAGAGGGTGTATGCTCAGAATCATTATTAGTATATGTTGTTCCGGGATGCCATGTAGTATATGTATCATTAGCACTACCAAAAGTTAATATTGATATATGATTATTACCAGAAACTGGGTCTGAGTTACCAACAACCATACCATCACATTCATAACAATGAACTTCTGAATTATAAACCATCCAATTTTCTTGATTTCCACCAACTACTTGAGGTTTTATATATCCAACTTCAATTGGTGAAGATAATGAGCCTTTATTAAAACCAATATAATTACCATGCATATTAGTCCAAGGACCGGACTGCATTTGTGAAGAGGTGGCTATTATAAGATTTCCGCCGCGTATTCTTTCAGCTGAGAGAGTGCCAGTGGTAATCATATCAGCAACAATAGACCCATCATTAGTAATAGCAACGTTAACTAACGCTGATGTACCATTCCAACCATTAGGAAAATATCCAAGACCTCCACTATTCCATACCCATACACCGTGTTGAGTATCTGTAGGGTCCCATTCAGGTGTCTGTGATATAATAAGAGCATCAGATTTATCGTCCTGATTCTGTTTTATTGTTATATGTCCACTAGTAGCCCCTTTAATAAGACTTGATGCCTGATTCTTAGCGGCATTAAGCACTGATTCCTCTGTTGGAAGGGCTTTGATCATACTATAGAACTCTTCATTAGCTCTCTGACCAGCGCCAGTAAGAGTAATATCCTCACTAGTACCCAGAGTATACTTAGCGTTTTGAAGCTCATCAAGTGGTATTTTAAGAGACATAATAGGAAAGTATCTGTCAAGACCATGAGGATCAGATATAACCTTGACGTCGTAGTAAATATCAAAGTCATCGACATCCACACCAAGTAAATTAAGATCTACAGCAGAAACTTCAATAGTAAGAGTTGAGAACTGAGTAACTCTCAGGTAATTCTTGCCTATGCGTTTAAGCTGATTAATCTGCTCGCTTGTAGTACCGGCAGTCTCTACTTCCAGATTAGCTTCTCTATAGCCATATGCCGTTACAGCATTGGCATTATAAATATAATCGGCATTAAGCGGATGATGTATACCATCTTCTTCCCAGTCGCCGCTAGTTGTAAGATCAATGTACTTATCAGTATTATCCTGAGTATCAACCTTAGAACCTCTTAATATAACAGCGGTTACTATTTGTGATGGATCATATGAACGGGTGAAATCAAGAAGATTTTCACCAAATATAATGTTCTGATTGATTACATCTGTGAAATATCTTCCGCCGTTACCAAGATATGCTGTCCATACAACACCATTGTAGATATGCTTATGCTCCTCGCCAGATTCAATAGTAGTAACAACATCATTAGTAATACAAGTTCTGTCTACCCATTGACTAGTACTAGTATCATAGATCTGAACAACTGGATTTGTCGTATTGTCGTCTACTATTGTTGTAGTTGTCTCACCTAATTCATTAGCGATCCCAGCAGGAGCACCTTTAACAAAGTCAAGATATCTCTTAAGTCCACTACCTTCATCTCGCCAAACACATCTAGGATATAATCCGTTGTCTTTAGCTATTGAATTCACAAGCTCAAGAACAGTCTCGCCTTTGGTTTCAATGTACTGCTGTCCATTATCCTGTATTTTAGGCCACTGGCCTCTGTAAATTCTCTTATCGTATGGACCAGAAAAATTATCAGTACCAGTTATAGTATTTTTCTGATTGTGAACATCCAAAAGCTGACCTATAAACGTATAATATGTTATAAGACCGCCCTCAGTGTTCTTCCAATACTTTGTTCCTGCACAAGTATCATTGAGATATGTGAGCTCGCCTTCACAGGTAATAGCTCTTTGTTTGTAAAAGTCGATATTATCTGACAGAATGCGACCTCTCCATATCTCTTTATCAAATTTCTTACATACTATTTCACAAGTTTCCCTGCTAATATTGTCGTATTCCACATTTGTAGGTGGGAGAATAAACGACAGTGAGCCAGCTTTTCCTACTTCTTTGGTAAGTTCTGGAGATACAACCTTGTATTCTTCTGTTGGCGTTGAGTCATCATAGAAGCATTCAGTTGTAGTTACTCGCTGGCCTTCAACTGTCGCAGTATGGTTAAAATATAATGTATACATCATAACCTCCCCGGAACGAATATAAAGGATATCGTTCCCTGGCCTTTTAATTGAATCGATAACGATAAGTTATTTGTAAATATATAATGATCTCTTGTATATGGATTCTCAGCATCTCTAATAGCGGCTATCTTAAGACAGTAAGAACCATCAATAGAAGTTAATGTACCACTCAAGTCAAGATCAGCCGCCATATTTTGACGTTCTGTGAATGTCGGCGGATCACCAGCTGTAATTCTAGCAACTTCTGCTAATATTAAACTTGCATCAATCGGCCTTACCTTATTATCTCCATCAACATCGCCCATAAGAATTGTTGGATCTTCGGGATGATATACTGGAACGGTTATCTGGTTGCTATAATCCTCAAGACAAGGACCACCAAATATAATGTTTCTGAATGTGTAAGTACCAGCTGCGAGATCTTCAGTCTCAAACAACGGCTTATTCAGAGCATTATTTTGGAATTTAATAGCAACTCGATTACTAGGATCGGCAGTCTCAATCTTAATAACAGGTACAACTGGTTCAGTACCGAAGATTGAATACCACTCTTCTTCATTCTTGGTATAAATATAATAGTCTAAGAAGGCATTACTATTAACTGTTATACCGGAGAGAATTTCAGAAGGAATAACGCCCTCGGCAAAATCAAACGGATCCCATAACCACTTATCAGTACCGCCTGAAAGAATAGTACTTTTCTTATATGGTTTGAGTGTATAGCTGATTTGTAAGGTTGTATAGTTATTAGAATGAGTCATTGATGATACATGGAATCGACCAACGTAATACCAAGACTGATCATCTTCGAGTATACAAGCCAGATTCTTACCCTGTAACCAGTCCATAATATCAGAATATGTATCAGGCCAGTTCTTTATTGCATTATCATGATCAATCATAAACTCCCATGTTCCAGTCCTCATTTCATAGACCGGATAGCCAGTCAGAGCTGTAGAAAAGTCTAACTGGCCATTAGCGCCGGGAATATCAACATATTTTGTTTTAGGATTTGGAGGAGTAACAAATGGTCTTGAAGTTGGTACAAGACGCCAACTATCGTAAGTGTTACGAATATAAGGTGATTTTGAAACATCTGTAGATATTACGTCTTCAGGTCTCATAAACGTAATAGAATGATACATTATACACCCCTCGCTTTCATATTTTGTCTCTCTCCAAGAGCAGTATCCATAGGACCAACAAGAGAACCTACTAAAGCTCCCGAATCAAGCTGAATTTTGATTTCTGAAATATAACCTCTAAGAGAAGCTAATTCATCATAAATAGCAGAAGTCTTATTTACAAGTTCCTCCTGGCTACTGTTCATTGAGTCTGATATATCCATTGACATCTTATTAGTGAAATCAGTATTATCCAATGATACAGTAGAACCGTCAAGAGACATAGTTCCAATATCACCAACATTCATCTGATTCATCATGTCATTCTGCATCCGATCCATATCAACAACAGGAGTTATACCCATGGTAGCTGTTAGATCTGTACCAGACACCTTGCTTGAGAAATCATTCATGAAGCCTTTAATCTTTGAAAGTACTCCATTTTCGCCGTCTTCAATACCTATTCCAAGACCTTGCATCAGGTAATTACCGCTCTCTTCCATAACCTTTGAAGGAGATTCGATACGGGCTTCTCCATTAAAACCTTCTAAATAAGCTTCAAAGTTATTTCCACCGATTAAATTAAGCATTTTACTGCTTGTCTTACCGAAAACACTAGTTGCTTTTTCAATAGCTTTATAGGTATTTCTTGTTTTTTCAATGATCGCCATTTCGTCTTCAGCAGAGGTACCTCCAAAAGCACTATATTCTTTACCGTTAGGATCTTCTGCTTTACTATGAATCATGTTTGAAAGTTTTTTAAATATCGTACCACCTATAAGACTACTAGGATTCATGCCATTTATAATGAGGGTTATTATTGCTTTTCCTATGTCAGACCAGTCTATCTCTTCATGTACTACTTGAGAAATCCATTCTTTAATTTTTGTCACAGCATCAAATAAACCACTGCCAATATCATGAAGATAACCGTATACACCAGTTCCTTCATACCAGTTAAATATGCCATAGAATATATTAGAAACTATTTCCCAGCCAACTTTTACTAATTCTCCACAAAGAGCAATTAGGGTAGCAGTGAGAGAAACTATAAAGTTAGTGAATGATTCAGCTAACTTTTGGTAGTTATTATCTTTGGTTAACCATGTTGAAATAGCATCAAATATCTTTATTAAACCGCCCATGAGATGATCAAATATTTCAAGAGCATTATCGCCTATACCGTCTGCTATTTTACATACTATAGTAACAAGGACATTAATAAGCTCTCCTATATTATCAGCTACTACTCTTAATACTCCTATTAATGCTCGGAACAAATATGCGCCAAATAAAGGAGCGAAAGCAGCAATTGTAGCTAACACCTCAGCAAGACCTTTGGTAAGACCGACTAAAAGTTCAGTAATAAAGCTTGCGAGTTCTTTACCGAGTTTACCCAACTTAATATTGTCGTAATCTACTTTACTGAGTACCCATATAGCAGAAGTTATAGCAAGAAAACCAGCACCTATGAGAGCAATCATACTTCCAAAAGAGATCATTGCTGAACTGATAGAATATAACCCTGCAGCTATATTCTGGAATTTTCCAACTACAGCACCTAAAACTACAAATATACCTATAAATAATCCCATAGCTCCTACAGCACCCATAAGATCCTCAAAAGGTATCTTAGAAAGAGCATATAATGAAGTAGCTAATACAGCAATCATCACCGACATATACTGAAGAACTTTAACGGTATTATTAGTAGGAGTTATCTGGCTCATTAAAGCTGCCATTGTTATAAGTATTATACCGAGGGAACCGGCAGTTTTCAGTAATTTGTCACCATCAATAGGTGATAACATGTATAATGCCGTAGCAATGGTAAGCATATTCAAAGCTAATGCTGTTAAAGTAGCTCCCATCTTAGCGCTATCTTTCGGCATTAAATAAAGAAACGCACCAATTGCAATAAGCATAGTTACTAACGCTTTTCCACCTTGAACTAGTGTATCATATGGTGTAAGGCCTAATATAATTATCGGTAAAGCCAGCATATTAATAGCCGTAGCAATTTCCATCATAGCTAATGCTGCTGCCATAATATCAGAAGGTAATACTTTCTTCATTGCCACTGCTAAACCCATAACCGCTACGGTCATTACAGCCATTAAGCTAACAACGGCTATCATGCCCTTTTCTAACATCTTATCAGGAAGTAATCCTAAGATCATAATGGGTATTAAAAGCATATTAATAGCAGTAGCCATTTCAATCATAGCGAAAGCTGCAGACATTAACTGCTTACTAGTTGTTCTTAAAAGTCTCATTGTTACGGATATGGCTGATAGTGAAAGAATCAGCATTAACAGCATCTTAGCTATATTAAACATACCCTTTGCAACTCTATCTGCTGGTAAGAATGACAGAATTGTAACGGGTACTATCATAAGAGTTAAAGCTATAGCCATCTCGATCATAGCAAACGCTGCAGACATGATCTCTTTCTGCATTTCCTTACCTACGACCTTGCTCAGACCAAATATAGCACCTATAGTTATGGCTAAAATATAAATCATATTAGTTAGACCAACTGCTATTCGTTTACCATCTATCTTGCTTAAGATAAATACAGCACCAGACAAAAGCAGCATTGATGTGGCTAACATCATTATTGTTGGACCTATTGTACTAAAGCTACCCTTAGCAAACTTAGTATCAAGTTCAAGACCGCCAGTAAGAACTTTGGACATAAGCAAAGTAAATATAGCTAGTTCAGCCATAAGAGCAGTCATAGCACCAACTGCCTGCCATAATTTATTAGCATCTATGAATGATAATGCTATTAAAGCACCACAAAGCATAAGAACCGCAGTAGCTATTTTGATTAAGACGTTAGCCTTGATATCAAGAACATAAGCTTCAAGAACATCATGAACGCCATCGAGTACAGCATTTACCTTGCCCAGAGTCTGCTGAATATTTCCAAGCGACTTCTGTGCCTGATTGAAGAACTTCTGAATAGATCTTAACATCATGAAAAGCTGAGCACCCATAATAGCTTCAATTAATCCAGATATTGTGATACCTTCGCTAGCATCAGACATTAACTCGCCTATTCTTACTATTGCTTCTTTACCCCACCCAATAACAAACTTCCAGAATTTGATATAGAGCTCGGCAATCTTCTTTCCTATTTTAAGAACCGGCTCTAATTTTTCAAGAACTGGTCCAATAGCATTCTTTACTTTTTCTCCGAAAGATTCTACTCCGGATGTATCTTCATTTTCAATACTATTTACATCGTCGCTTGATCCTTTGACAAAGCCACGAATATAACTTCTTAAGTCGCTAAAGATCTTCTGAATTTTGGGAGCTAATCCCATAGCAAACATTTCATTTATATCGTCTACAAGAGGCTCAAATACAGACCAAAGTCTCTTAAGAACGTCTACTATGGCATCTACAGCTCTTTCAACGTTAGCAGAGTCGGATATAAATTCATCTAACTGAACGATGAGACTGCCTATTCTAGATGTAAGTTCTAATATTGGATGACTACCAGCACTTAGACTCATAATTGCTTTTATTAAAGTTGCTATAACCTTAATGCCTATTTTAGCTGTAGTAACGAAGATATGCAGTACCGAAAACAGACCTTTGAAAGTCATTTTGATTTTCTCAGCCGTTTCTTCGCTAACTATAAGTTTCTTACTAAACTCAGCAAATGCTTTGGCTATCTCGGTTATTCTATGACCATCATCAGGAGGAAATACTTCGTGCCAAGCATCTGTAATAGCATGAATTATTGTTAGAAGTCCTTTACCAACATTAGTAAGACCTTCTATAGCGGCTGCTCTACCACCATTATCGTGGAAGAACTTCCATTTCTCTTCACGAGCCTTAGTCATAGGAGTGATGAAATGATCCTGAATAGCATCATGAATACTTGTCCAAAGATCAGTAGCCTCGTCAAAATTACCAATAATGTTCTGCCACATCATTGTGTAGCTTGAGCCTATTTCTTCTTTGGTTGTATCTACAAGCTGAGAAAATGTACGAACTTTGGTGGCTGCTTCATAAGCAACCCTACTAAGATCTTCAATCTCAGCTATCTGCTGTTCAGTATAACCTATTTCTTTCCATCGTTCTCTCTCTGCTTCACGCTCTTCTTCAGTCATATCTTCGGCGAAAGCGGTAAGTTTAGCAAGAGACTCGATCATAATATCATTTGTAAGCCAGCCTTTTTTAAGTGTCTCATTAAAATTACCATTTTCAGCTATCATTTCATCAATAGCAATTCCATGAACTCTTGCAGTATCCATTATGGCTTCTTTAAACGTAGCAGAAGCCATATTAGCATTTTCTATAGAGCGCCAGTCAATGAGCTGCATCGATCCCTTCTGCATAGCTTGAGAAAAGTTATACATTGCGGACTGTAAATTATTATTCGTAGCTCCAGATAAAGCTGCTAAGTTAGAAAGAGCTTTAACCGTCTCTGTAGAAGTTTCCAGATCAATACCAGCAGTAGTAAATCTACCAATAGCTGCTGTCATCTGAGAAAAGCTATAAATAGTCTTATCCGCATAGACATTCAGATCATCAAGAGCCGCATCAATATCAGCTAGAGTAGTGACTGTCTTATTACCTATTTCAGTGGTATTATCGTCAATGCCAGCCATTATCTGATTTACTTTATTTTGAATTTTCTCGTAGTCATAGTTAGCTTCTTCGAGAAGTTTCTTTCTTTCATCACCTGCAGAATAGAGACCTCTTATTACGTCATTTACAACGTCGATCTCTTCTTCGGTATATTCTATTGATTCTTTAAGTCCATTATTAAGTTTACTAAGAGCACCAGTATTAGCCGCAATAGTCTGAATAGAACCTATCTTAAGCTCATACTCTTTGAAGCCCTCCATCATATATTTTGATCCGGTGATCATGCCTTCTACTTCTTTAAAAGCAACCATAAGTTTGCTAGTAAGGCTATTAGTAAGGTTTCTTATTACCTGATCACCGACGGTTCCGAAAATTGAGAACTTACTTGTTACTGCATCTAAAGCACTTCCGACCTTTTCTATACCAATGCCAGCAAATCCTTTAGTTACATTATCAAACCCCTTCTCAACACCTTTAAACTCAAGACTTTTCTTAAGTTCATCTATAGAATTTATTGTGGTCGAGACACCTTTTTCAAACTGTTTGTTGTCGAACTCCATCTCGACTATACGATGATCTACAGAACTCATTTAGTTACCTCCTTCCAGATAGAATCTGCCATTTCTTGAAATATTGGTTGCAAGGCCGGATTAATATAATCTATGCCTTGAACATAAGCACCGTTTCTAGTAGCATGACCATACTGTATAAGAACTGCAACGGGCATACCACGTTCTGCTAAATTACTGTTTTTCCAAATTATTTTGATTCTATTACCAGAAGTACGAATTTCGTAACTCCAAGATTCTGCAGTTTTACCAGTATCACGAGGTGTTGCTGCACGTAAAGCTTCAACGCCCTGTCGACCATACTTATCAAGCATACCAAAGTAAAACGGATGTCTTACACGTTTAAGAAACGCTTCTGTCTTGGAGAAGTCTCCACTTTGTCTTACTTTAATCATACAACAACACCTCCGAGCTGGGTTTAATTTTTAGAGAGGTAACGAGAGTCAACGTGTCCTACGGTATTACCAACCTGAATATACAGCCACTTAATACCATTAATTTCAGTGTAATAACCATAATTCTGGACAATTGTATCTTTCTTGATTACCTTGATTACATTGTTATTTGTAAGGATGCCTGGCGCATATCTGATATTAAGAGCTGCAGCAGTAACCTTATAAGAGCCTGAAAGACTTGTATCTCTCTTATTAGCAGGGGTGATCTTGTTAAATGTATTATTAGTTTTCTTGTTTACAATGGACTGGATTGTCTTGTAATCATAGCCTTCGGCAGAGAGACGCTTCTTACGTTCTTCTCCTACGCCATAAAGACCCTTAATAACATCATTAGCGACTTCTTCATTAGACTTCTTAGGCTTAGCATCCTTAGCAGGAGTCTCAAGCTTCTTGTTTACGATGTCCTGAATAGTCTTATAGTCATATCCATCTTCTTTAAGCTTCTTCTTACGTTCTTCTCCTACGCCATAAAGACCCTTAATAACGTCATTAGCGACTTCTTCATTAGACTTCTTAGGCTTAGCATAGGCCTGAAGATCGGTAATATAACACTCGTTAGCATCAACGGAGCCATTAATACCAGGTACATTAATAGTACCATACTGCCAAATATCACATTCTAAGCTCTTAGAACTCTTCCATTCAGCAAGCCATTTAGTGTATTTTGAAATTGTCTTGGTGTTGAACCAGTTCTTATAGAAGTCAGGATTGAAATAGATGCCAGCTTTATAACCACCAGCTTCTACCATAAAGCAGAACTTCTTAGCGATCTCATCGATTTTAGACTTGATCTCATCAGCTTTTATTCCAAGACAACAATTCTTTAAATTATCCAGTGACTCGTACTCGAAATCAAGAAATATCAGAGTATTCTTAGGAAGACCAGCTTTTTCAGCATTTGATACTGCCAGAGCTGCTTCTTTACTTGCTGCTGATGGATCGATAGCATGTGAAAAGTGATAAATACCGATTACAGGAATACCAGCTTTGTGGAAACCATCGGCATATTCATAGAACTTCTCATCTGTAGTATTACCAATAGAAGATCTGAGAATTACGCCATCGACCTTTCCAGACTTAGCAACTTTATCATAGTCAATCAGTCCCTGCCATTTGGAGACATCAATAATTTTCTGCATAAATAAAACCTCCTCTTTTAACCTTTAGAATTATGCTGCTTGCGACGTGACTCATTGAGTCGTCTACGTGCATCAATATCGACATTGTTGGTTTTAGACTTACCTTTATTCTTTGACTTCTTCTCAGCTTCTTCATGCTTGATGTTGATGACTTTAATAAGAGTCATAAGTTGATTAATATGCCAATATTGATACTCTTGTGGTATGTTCAATTCTGTCATCCACCAATAGATTATTTCATTTGTTATGAAATTTGATGGTTCTCGTTCGTTTTCCTTCTTTTTATCATCCTTGAACGTTGCAGCGGTCATGGGATTTTCCATGTAGTCGTTTATATCTTTTAAATTTTGTCTTGTTAATTTGTTGTAAACTGAGTCTTCGATATTTGGAGTAATGGTCATGCACTTTATGTAATCAAGGATTTGCTCAGGAGTTTTATTTTTATTTCCAATATAGTGTATATGCCACTTAGACTCCCACTTTCTTATGGCAAAGAGAGAATGCTCAATCTCAAATTCGATATCAGGTGCATCGAAGAACCGACTAGTTCTAGGATTGAACATCTCTTTACCTTGTATTATTACCTTGAATGGCATTTTACTTTGTTTCCGTTGCAGGCTCTCCGGTATTAGCAAGACCGTTAATAAAGTCTGCTGCGGTCTGCTCATCCTTCATAATTTCCTTAAGAAGAACTACATAAGCCTCTGAATTCATGAATTTAGCTGTCTCAACAGGATCTTTCATGAAAATTGTACCGAGTTCGGGATCACGAACCTTCTTACCATAAGCTGTCTCGATCATTTTCTTGAAGAACATGATGGTGCCATAGTTATCATCAGTATCAAGACAAGCTTCCATATAAGCCTTGAGGCCGCCCTTCTTGTATACAGTGAGCTCTGAAAGATCGGCTTCATTGAGATGGAAATACGCGTCTATTGTATGTTCCTTACCCTCGATGTCCTTAAAAGTTAATGTCTTCTTAATCATAATAAAATCTCCTCTTTGAAAATATAATAAATTTTGTTTGATTTAGTCTGTCTTGGTTAAAATTACCTTTTTAATGGTTTAACTTATTCCCAGTATGGGGCATAAGTTGACGGTAATTGACTATCGTCTGTAAACATAGGTTTAACATCGGCATTAACTGATACACCTGACTTGATAAATATGTTTATCTTATTACAGGTCTTTCCGTCCATAAGAGAGCCATATGTCGTTGATGTACGATTAGCTTGAATCAATTGCCAGCCATCAATCTTTGTCGAACCGTTATAAAACTCCAAACGACTATCGCCTTGTGCTCTACCAATTTGCCCGTTGAATAATGCCATTGTTCCTTGACCGCCACTACCGACGCAAACAGGTATTGTAAATTCAGGTATAGTCAATGATAAGTTAGTATCAGCAGAAGCCGTACCTTCGACGTGATATATTCCTTGTCCGTCAGATGTAACAGTTATACCATTATCACTTATTGTTGTTGCTGTTGCAAACGTCATTAAATTCTCCGACTTTTCCTTAACGCTTGCATCATGCCACCCTGTATAAGTCGCTGTGACTTCACTCGGCTTAACTGTGGTGTCAACTGTTATCGTGTTTGCACCGTCCGTTGTGGGAATACTCGGAGCTGTGACGGTTGTGCTTGTTGGTGTTGCAAGCGTATATAAGAATGTGACTTGTGGGTTTTGTCCTGATAGCCATGATTGAAATTCGGACACAGTTGATGCTGTCGTGCTGTTGATACGGAAGTATATTTCACCGTTATTGTTGGCAAGAAAGCCCTCTGTTGTAGTCTGTGATATTCCAGTCGTTTGTCTTTCACCATGCGAACATAGTATGCCTTTAGAAATGTCTAAGCCCGTCAGCACGTTTGCAAGGTAGAAATTAGCCATTCCATACTGGTTAATACTCTGCAATGTCCAGTTTTCAGAACCCGTCAAAACTGACCTATTTGTAACCTTATACAGTGTATTATCCTCAATTGTATCAACCGCCGTGCCATTTTTATCAAGAGGCACACTTCCAAGATAAATATTAGTAGTCTGCTGACCGTTTGAAATCGGGATTTTATAGCCATAGGGTTCGTAAGATGTTGGTATAGAATTGCCGTATACCACCATAATCTGTGCTGACTGCATTTGTGATTTTGTTGCGTCTGTGATTCCACCAGTAGCGGTGCCATAAAGCAATGATATATATTTTGCACCAACTGGTATCGCAATCGGCGGTAATCCACTTGAAATTTCCGTTTTCGCACTGTCGAAAAATCGCAGTGCGAGCAAGGCAAGACCTGATATATCTGGCATATTGAATGTCGCAACTGAAATTGTTTCACCATCACCAGAAATCGGAACAATGTCTGATTTTATTCGGGTATCCTGTATGTCCTCTGTACGTGATGGGTCGCTGCTGTTATTGCGATACCAGTTAGTTGTTGCAGGGAATAGATTCTCCGTCCTCTCCCCAACACCATTAGCATCAACAGGATTTGACGGTGACGGTGTGCCTGTATGCTGTTCATTGCCTTTCAGACTAAGCGTTGCCGCTGTTCCGTCTGCATATATAGTGTCACCTGACTGTATGGTTTCGGTTGCTGTGCCGAGTTTGCGGAGGGAGTGTTGCCAAATAAGCACCTCATTAGCCGTTGGGTATACAGGATTTGTCGGTGTAGGAGTTTCAGACTGTGTGAGGTAGCCCTCCTCTGTGCCTGATAAGCCAGACGGAACTATAATAGTTTCGCTTGTTGGAGTTGCTAAGACATACCATACTGTTACGGGAGTGCCAGCGTCGTATTGATTAGCAAGCCATTGCTTAAATGCAGTAAGTCCAATAGCACCGTTATCATAGTTAAATACTAATGGCTGTGTAGGGTTCTGCACCGTGCCACCGAATCTTGTATGACCTATATTTACATAACCAGGGTCTGTTTCAGCTATAAAATGCGTGGAAACTACAGCGCTAATTTCCTTAGGATTATCAGGCAAAGTTAGGTTGTAAAATAAGCCCGTTCCACTCATAGCCCAGCCGCTTTCTTCACCAGTCAGTACAATCTTCTTAATATTCCTTACACAAGCACCTGTCGCAAGATTAAGTGTATCCTTATACGTATCAATACCACAAAGCGGATTGTCGTGCAGTAAAGGTTTATATTTCTGTAAATCAGCCATTTACATCAACCTCCAATCCAGAGGTCGCCTGTTCTTGCTCCTGTCGGTGCTGTTGCAGATACGTATACTCTTATGCCGCCGACTGTGATGTAATCCGAGCCGCCCTCAGTCATGCCTGTTGTCTTGGCTTGTTCGTTTGAAATATTGGTTTCATTCTGCTGTGTAGTCTCCGTCAACTCCACATTGCTCATGGCATAGGGCTGATAATCGGAGCCGCCCTGCAATCGTAACATTGGTTTCAGTGTCCAACTTCCCTGTGAATAAGCCGATAATTTACATACTATGCTATATTCTGAGTCTGCGGTCATCGGCACTACTGTTCCGTTGCCTGTTGTCGCTGCATAATAGTAATTGCTTCCAATCTGAATAAATAGAATAGCAGTACCTGTACTACCCTCTGCTCCCTGACTATATAAATAATCGCTTGTTTTTGATGCCCTGAACGTGCCTAATGTTACAAATCGGTCACTTGTATGTCCGTCATAAGTGAAGGTAAATGTGTTATCACTGTTGCGTATAACAGTATAGTGGTCGCCTGTTGTTGACTGCAAAGACGGATTAAAAAGGTTTTTTACACCGTTATCTGTGTTGTATAAAATATTAGTTTTATTGGTTTCGATTTGGGAGAGCTGTTCTGCTGTTGCAAACTTGTTTGTTGCGTTTGTATCATCAACAAGATCGGCATCGAGCTTATTAGTAGATGTTATCTCTTCTTGAAGTCCACTTATAAGATCTCCAATTGGAACGTCTATTGTGTTTCCGTTCTCTAATACAAAAACGAGTTTCTTATTAGTAGAATCGTATGAACCGGAAACAATAACAGACTCAAGTGGGAGATCGATTGTCTGTGTAGTTCCTATAGTTTCACCCTTGTTATTCTTTAAAGTTATAGACATAACAAAGTTTTCATCTATAGAAGCTACTATCGATGAGGCAAACGCACCGTTCATCATTATCAAAAGCGTTTCTATACGAGATCCCGGAGGGTCTATTGTGTATCCGGGTAACCCATTCATATCGCTTAAGATAGATTCAACATTGCTCGGATTCTCATCCGGGGTCTTTATAGAAGTGCTCATGATTGTGTTCCTCCTAAACTTAATAAAAATATAAAAGGTTTTATACGAGACTGTACAAAGACAGCCCCGTATTACCTTCATTTTGAATTTTTAACCAGCACTTACAGCGCCGAAGTGTGAAATAAGAGCATCGAGAGTCGGGATCTTAGGTGTGATAGACTCATTATTAGAAACGAGCTCCCACTTAGTAGCATCCCATGCAGCAGCAGTTGTAATAGCTGTAGCACATCTGTAAAGCTTGCTCTCATATGTAGCATAATCACCTACAGCATATGTAGAT